TGGATGTTGAACGATAAAATCTTTAACAAGGATAATCCCGGAGTGAGTGAAGTCAAATACACCAAATTTGATGTGATTGAAGCCAAGTTAAATACGATCATAGCACTCCTTCGGGACAGAGAGGTTTAATATGGCTAGAAGTGGACCATGTGGAGACTCTTATGGTCTCCCCTACTCAAAACGAACCAAAGAGGAATGTGATATGGGGATAACTATACTCGACAAGCAAAATGCGGCGAACATGCACCGAATTGCTACGGCCTTGGAGCGGATTGCCTATCAACTTGAAAAAAAGACTTGCACTGACGATCTCAATATGAGAGGATCTGAACCTGGAGACAAACTGGAGACGCACACTGGACATGACTACCAACCTACTTACGACCACTAGAAAATATTTTATATCCCTGCTGATTCTTTTCTGTTCAACGTCAGCATACGCCCATCCCGATGGAGCGACACCATTCTGGTATCCCTCGTCCTATATATTCGGATTTATCCGTGGATGCGCTGAGACCGTGGAGCAGAACACCGCTCAAATTATTGAAGAGCTCTGGCCTGATGAGATCCGTAGCGTATGCGGATGTGTCGTCGATAGTCTGAGGCATTCCTTTACCTATCACGAGGCTCTCTCCGAGGGCAATGCTGCGATGGAATTGATTGTTTCTGCAACTCTGCCCATCTGCATTGAGGAAGAACTTGCCAGAAAAGATGCTGATTGATGGGCTCTGTGAGGTTTGCAGGATATTTCATATCAACGTCGATTGTCCCAAGGGTGGCAAAGGCCTTGGAGCGATTGAGATACATGGTATTGGCGACCGGGGGGATGCCGAGGGCCCTCAACATGATGAATCTGGACCAAGGAGACCCATGGACAGAGACGAACTGATGGAAGTCGGCACTGTCACCTGTTGGGAGATCACTGGGGAGAAGGATAAGAAGACCAAGGAAAACAAGAGGTTTGAAATGAATACGTTTCATGGCCATTGTGTGACCTGGGGTCTACTTCAAGACATCGGAGAAGCCTTCATCCGTGATGCTGACCAACTAGGTGTCATGTGTTGCGTGACATACGAGTTCCAAACTACGGAACAATAAACCGAACTGCCCCGTGTCTGGGCTTGTGTCATCCTTATAGGCTGAGCTCAACACAAGTCCAGTTGGAGCCACGGGGCATAACTCTCACTGTCAAGGAGACAATGACAGCAAATGAACGGCGGAGACGCGCAGTGGTGCGTATCTCTAAAAACATAGAGGTCTACGAAGCCGTGCTTGATGATCACCGGAACGGGGTTGTCAAACTCAGCAAGAAGGACCACGAAATCTACGCTCGGAAGTTGAAGTCTCATCGTGAGACCGTGGAGCGTACTAACGCCAAACTGAAAGGAGCGGCATGAGGTTACGAGACTGGGGCAGACGGACGACTCCCGAGGAGTTTCCGTTGCAGTATAGGGCGCAGTTTCATGCGGAAGCTGTGTTTGAATCAGCCTGTCCACATACTGGACTGCATGGCTTAACTTTTGTGCGGAGAAGGGGGCCGTACAATTTTGATTTCCTCTCCCCTCGCAACAATTATATCACTGTCACATTCGTGACGGACAGGCCCAACAGTGGTGTGATTGATTTTGTGCGGATCAAAACACGGTGGAGAAGTTGCCTCGTGGATGTGCGACCAGTCACGATGACTGCGACCAAGCGTCCCGGGACAAGGTATCGGTTTGATTCCAACACCGTGGAGATCCCGGTTTGTTACTACAAGATTATGGACTTTTACGAGTCTGAATCTAAAGACGATGCCGACGCTATTAGGCATTGGAATACTCCCCCTTTTGACAGTCTAAAATCATGGAAACGACTAGCGCAAATAAGTCAATCGGCCTGAGTTATTCCAGGGCAAACGAGCATTGCGGTAAGCGTATTTACTACAATGACGTTGTTAAAATGCCCCGGACCTACAACTATTACTCCGCCAGTGGAACGCTGATGGAAGAGATGGTTGCAAGTCAACTCAGACCCATGATTGATGGGAGCCCAAAGGTTCCGATGAAACAGGCAGGGCTGAAGGCCATTGATGATATGATTTCAATGTTACCGAAGGACGACCTGCAACAGGTTATGGATGAACTGGACGCATCGGTTACTGGAGCGGAGAGATACCTGGATACGGTTGACTATACTCCGCTCGTGCTTCAGCAAAAGGGAGTGCTGAGATTTGCGAGCATGGCTCGAGAGACGAAGCTTGTCATCGACATGCTGATGAATCGTGGTGGAGAGGATGTGATCGTTGACTTCAAGCGTAAGCCCAAGAAGCTTAGCGATTATAAAATTTCTCAACAGGACTGGAGATACCAACTTGCATTGTATGCGGTCTGGTTTATGCGAACTCGGTTGACACGGGAGATCCCAAGGTGTGAGATCCATGTGTTATTGCCGGGATCGGCACCACAGATTGTACCCATCAACGTCAATGCAGAAGATATTTTCATCACGGTCAACCGTCTTCAGGATTTGTCTTGGAGGCTTGACCATTCTTATTTCCCTTTAGACCGCAACCATCCATTGTGTTCTCAGAAATGGTGTCAGTATTATGTTCGCTGTCACCATGACTATTTCACTGGACCGGATGCTATCCTCGATGCAATCAGCGATGTCAGATAAGAAGGAACGCATACTGGATCTGTATCCAGACACGCAGTTTATTTTCTACGACGACATCGATGATGCGTTAATAGGTGTGGTGACACGGTTCGGTCAAGAGCCGATCATTTGCTACGACTATTACCGTTGCTTGGCTATATACCAAGAGAGGGACGGAATATCCCACGAAGAGGCCGTGGAACATTTCGAGTTCAACGTCATAGGGGGTTACGTTGGTCCAAATACCCCCTGCTTTCTCCAGAAAGATGGATCTGAATGGATGAATTACTGACTGATCTCAGAGCCGCAAGGTCCTACCTGAAACTAGCTGAGTCAAATCTTGAACGTGATAATCTCAGAGAGTCATTGGAGTGGGTCCAGAACGCCCTGGAACTGACTGAACAATTGATAAGGCAGTATGAGCAGGAACGTAAGCATTTGGAATAAATCATACTGGGGTGAGAAGGCTGTCGATGCAAGGCGCAGAGACAGGAAAATTGTGGCCAGGTTTACGGAGCTCGGATACACCCGTGACGACAACGGAATGTTCTGGTGCTTTGACAAAGACCATGGCCGTGGCACGGTCTGGTGGTTAGCAAACAACAATAAGAGGGCAGACCACCTCTATTGTCTAGCATGTGGCAATCGTTGGTATCTGGATGATATTGATGCAGGTATCAAGCGGTGGAAACAACGCTCAAAAGTAATTCAAATGAATGACTGGGGAAGCGTAAATTTAGATGATCTCTTGATAGGAGACTAAATGTTAGATGGTGTTAGAACCAAGGCGAAGGACAGGCCTAGTAAAAGTGTCCTCTTTGGGGAGCCAGGGTCTGGTAAGACGACCACTGCTTGCTCCCTGCCTCAAACCGTGATGATTAACACGGACAACGGGGCTGAAGAAGTTCTCGCTAAGAACGAGGACCTGTGGGTGTTTGATGCTATTCCTGTGGAGCCGAGCAATACGGAGAAGGAACCGCACAAACATAATGCTGAGAGCTTTGACTCGATAGTTAATTTTCTCAGGAAGTTGTACACCGAGAAACACGACCGGAAGTATCTTGTGATAGATGCTGCTGATGCCGTGGAGCGTCTCGCGATTTCGTCTGTGTGCCATGAGCACAAGGAGTGGATTCTGGAGACCGTCGGTGGTGGATACGGCAAGGGTACGTCATACTTGCGTGGTCGGATGTGGCAGTTGTGGTCAGCCATAACTAAGTTGTCCGAAGACAAGGGTATCACGCCCATCATTGTCTGCCACTCCAAGATTGTCAGGATCGACAAGCCCCATCTGGAGCCATACGATTCTAACTCGCTGAAGTTAAACAAGAATGTGTCTGCCGACCTGCAAGAGTGGGCGGATTCAGTTTTATTCTTGGCTCCTTTCACCAAGGTAGTGACGAGGACTGGGGACTTCGGCAAGCAGGACAAGCGTGGAGTTAAGACTGACGACCGTGTCTTGTACACTTCAGCCACCATGGGTGTGGAGTGTAAGAACCGTTACAGTTTGCCATCGGAAATCCGACCGGCTGACATGGAGACGTACTTCCGCCTGGTGCAGGAGTCTCGTGTCCAGAATAAAAAACCTGCCACAAAGGAGACTGAATGATGCAGGAAATAGTACAGGAGCATAGCACTTCCTTCGTTATCGACAACGTAGAGGAAGTCGCCACGGAATCTGGAATCCGTGAGAAGAGAAAGGTTCCAGCAGGGACATACGATGTCCAGGTACAGTTGATCCGACCCAATGTCTATCCAGACAAGAAGGGTTTTAAACAGCAGATGCTGCCCCTTGAGATACTCGATGGTGAGTATGAAGGGGACTGGATCACCCTTTATCTCTGGCTTAACAACCAGGACTCTGTCGATGGTAAGAAGCGCGATGGAGTGAGTCGTTCCAAGGTGGCTAAGATAGCCAAGGCTCTGGGCATCACCCAGATGAAAGACTTCCACGACATAGCCGGGAAGTTTGTTACCGTCGAGTACGGTCCTAACGCTCGTGGCTACAACGAAATCTTGGACGTTGTACCGATGGGTCAAGCTAAGTCAGCGGAACCTGTGAGTGAGCCCAATGGGAAGTCAGACGACATCCCATTCTAGCAGAGCCAACAGTTGGAAGGGTGCTGTCTGTGAACGCAGGGTCGAGGTTGAGTTTGCGAAGTACGGATACAGCACCTTTATTCCGGCCTGGGGTCAGCAACCGATCCAAGATTTAGTTGCGATCCGAGATGGTGATGTTAGACTTATCCAGGTTAAGAAAGCCAGGAGAAAGATTGACAAGCGTGGACCGGATGGTTTCCGTCAGGACTGCATTATAGTTACTTTTCTCAGTGGCAACTCTGGTGGTGGTGGAACAGCCAACTACAAGTATAAACGTAGTGCTTATGAACGGAACAAGGAAAATTATTTTCGCACCAAGAACGAGTTCAATACTCTGGCTGTGGTGTGGGATGATCAGGTAGCCTTGTTTGATGACCCCAGGATATGGGAGAACGGTTCATTGTATTTGTCCATCAACCCAGAGGTTTGTAAGAGTCTTCCTTTTCACAAGTATGTAGAACCATCATGGCTAACAGGTGAGGATCAAACTCCCGTGGCCACCGAGTCTCAACTCTCAGTGGCGGTCTGACTGGCGGGGGTGGACCTACGTTACTAAGGAGACACGATTATTTCGGGAGGCGGTCAAGCGACTGTTTCCCGAACCTGGATTACTGTTTCAAGATGAAGACAAAATACGGGTCACAATTTTATTACACGCTAAAACACGGCGTAAATTTGACGTTGATAACAGAATCAAACCAATTCTCGATGCCCTACAAGGTTTTGTGTACAGTGACGACTTTCAAGTCGATGATGTTAGGGCAATCAGAAGAGGAATTGATCCTGGAAAACAAGGATATGCTAACGTAATCATTGAAAAGATTGGGGGTAAAGAATGCAAGGTGCAGAAGCGGTCTACGAATACAAAGACGCTAACGGCAGGAACCTCTACCAAGTCATCCGATTTCCGGGAAAGGAATTCAGGAGACTGAGGAAGGGGACAAATGGTGAGGAGATATGGAACTGGGATGGTGTTCAACAGGTTCCCTACCGACTAGATTTAATTCACGATAAGCCTGCGGTTATCTTCGTCGAGGGTGAGAAGGACGTTGATAATCTCATCACCAAGGTGGGTCTGCCTGCCACATGTATAGCGGGTGGTGCCAAGGCCTTGAAGCCTCTGCTCAAGAGGCAACCTGACTTCATCCAAAAATATTTTAGTGGGTTCAAGAAGGTCTGGGTTGTGCCGGATTATGATGAGCCCGGGCGTGAGTTTGCTGAAGAGATGGCTAAGAATCTCCACGGCACCACGCATGTGAAGATACTGGACTCTGAGAAGCTTTACACCACGTTTCTGGAAGAGGATGTGAAGCATGGGGCTGACCTGTCGGATGTTATCGAGAAGAGAGTCAAGA